TAAACTTTATCTATCCAATATACGAATCATCTTCTGATAATCCTGCTGAGTGGTTCTTTAATACTATTTCAGGTGAAGCAGCATCTTTATCGAATGTTGCACGTGTATATGGTGGAGCAGGTAAAATAATAGAAGGTAGAACAGATAAAGGTGTATATGATATACTTAAGACTGCCCCATTATTGGGACCATTTAATCAACTTAATAGATCAATTGCTAGCATATTTGAATAGGAGAATAGTACATGGCTAAATTTTCAGGACCAAGTGTAATACCTGGAGCTACACCTATCCTACCTACTGAAGGTAAGGTTAGCGATTTTGCAGATATACTTAGTATGCCTGTACCCACGCAGCCAACTGAGGCAGCTCCTACGGAACCCGTACAAGCACCTCAATCTGCTGCACCTATAATTACTACACCTCCAGCGGCTGAAGCTGCTGGTGGTCCTCAGATGGAACCTATGGCTATGCCAGAGGCTTTACCTACTGAGCCTACTATAGAAGATCAACAAAGAGAATTAGAAAGGATACCGTCTTTAACCGAAAGATTAAATGTTACTAGCTTAACACCATCTTCTTTTAAGTCAGACCAACCTATTTCTATTGCATTACAGCGTGGAAAAAATACAACAAATGTGTTAACTAATAATTTAGCGGCTTCTCTTACAGCTGGTGAAACAGAAACTATTAGCCAGTTTCCGGAAGCTACATTATCTAGGACTGATAAAATAAGTGGTACAATTATACCACCTACTATACCCCTTACAAGAGATTCAAATGTAAACCTTTCAGCTAAAGGTATATTCTTTGATCCTCGTGTGCTTGATGCGGGTAAGTATAATCAAGACACAGGACGAATAGGTATTGATCCAGAGTTTGGTAATATTATGTCGCTAGTTACAGAGTCATATCTACATAATCAAATGGTAGCTAATGAAGAATCTGAAGCACCTCCTGGTAGTGAGCTAGATGATCCAACAGAAAGCGCAGCTCCTGGCGTACCTACAACTAGAATAGCTAAAGCTAAAGGTCGTGAAAGACTTGGTAGAGAGATTTATCAAGAATGGAAACGACAGTCAGCTACTAATCAGGGTAGACCCTCTGATGATTACTTAAAAGATATTGATGCAATTTCACCAGAGACATTTACTTTTATAGGTGATATGGCAAAGGAAGTTTATTCTAAAGCTAATCCAGATATTCTAGTAAGAGATGATACTCAGGTAGGCGAGCCTGGTGGTCAAGTATATTTTCAGCTAACATCTGAAGGAGCATTAGAGCTAGAGCGATTAAACAATAGCTTTAAAGGTTTATTTGCTTTACCCGATATACCACCATTAAATGCACCATCAGCTACAGCTCAACCTGTATTTGAAAGTCGTACAAGGGTTCGCCCAATTACAACCAAGGTTGGTGATATGAAAGATATCTCAACTTTACAAACCTCTATTGCTAACTATAATAAAGTTGCATATATTAATGATCCTATACGAGAAACAACTACAATGATGGTAGGTATGTTAGGGCTATTAAATGCTAAAGTTCTGACTAACCAATTCTATTCTGATATGTTAGATATTGGTGATAAAAAGTTAGCTGAATTAATGAATGAAAAAGAACGGCTTAAAAATATAGCAATAAGAAACGAGTCTGAAGAACAGATGCAGCAGGCCTTAGCATATGATCCAATAAGAATATTACAAAGCGAACGAGAAAAAGCAGTTAATATTTTATCAGGTATCGCAAAGTATTCAGGTAAAGAAAACTTTTTAACTTTTTCAATACAAGGACTTACTGGTCGAACTCATGTTCAGCAGACTGTTTATAACCCTCAAGCACATAAGGTTGTTAGAGGCGTTGTAGGTAGTGGTAATGTATTTAAATGGAAGGCAGGTAGTGGTGGTAACTTAGAAAATGCTTGGAAAGAAATTATTGCTACAAGACTTTTTAAGAAACCAGGTGTTGGTAAAACTAAAACACTAAGTACCCCTGAGCGTATTAAATTATTTGAAAGTAGTGTAAGTAATAATACTAACGAGTATGTTCAAGCAGTAGCTTGGGGTAATGAACTTATTCAAGCAAACGAAAATTTTGATACTGCTGGTGCTAAAGAGATATTTATTAGATTACGAAATGCTAATACTCCTGAAGAAGCTACTACTATTAAAAAGGAAATGCAACAAAGGTTTGGCAATGATCCTTTATCAGGACCGCTAAAAGCAGCGCTTGCAAGCCATGGAAAAGAATTTGCTATGATAGCAGGGTATTATATTGAGCTTGCTAAGTATGACAAAGCATTAAAAAGTAATACAGAATCTGGTAAACAATTTATATCTACTCTTACAGTAGAGAAAGATGGAATGACCCATGGTCCTGCAACTAACGCAATACTATTAGGCATACCTGAGATGGCAAAGCGTGGTGGATTTATTCGTACTCAAGACTTTACAGCTACTGATGAAATAGATTTGCGAGATGCAATGAAAGATGTTATGATTGATACTGTATCAGATCAAGCAGGCTCATTATATCCTCAGGAACAAGCAGCTGAGTATAAAGAAATACTTGAGTTAGCTGTGCAAGATAAAGAGAACTTTTTGAAAAAATCACCTATGACTATGGGTTATGGTCAAGAACTTACATCATTAAAAATGCATGTTGAAACTACTGTATTTACTGGGCCACAAGGAAATGCTATACGAGCTGTTGCTGAAAAAATAAATATATCACCTGATGATGCTATTGATTTCTTACATGCTATGCTAGTTGATTCTATATTTAATGTACTCGATTCAAAGGTTATTAATACTGGAAGATTGCTAAAAGCAAACGCTTTATTTTCTACAATTACTAATGAACTACTTTACTTTGATAATGCTATGGGCTTTAGAAGTTATGCCGCTGGAAAACAAATGGTCCCGGAACTTACCCGACAAACATCTTTTTCTTGGAGACCAGAGGAAGGCCAGACTAAAGGAAAGAAAGTTTCTATTGAGTTATATAAAGACCAGCCCGAAGCATCTGCGATTAGACCAGGAATGGGACCAGGTGGTTATACCTCTGGCCGTATTCAACCTATTGCTGTTCAATCATATGATGGTAATATGGTATCTCGAACAGCAGGTCAGGCATCTTGGAATACAATAACTAATAATGTTCCTCAAGGTGGTAAGCCATTTGTATTACCTGTCTTTGATGCTTTTGTTACTGACCTAGGTAGCTTTGAATCTGTTAGACAAGAATCTAATAAGCATTGGGCGCAAGCTATTCAAGAACATAGTTATGTCAAGTCTATCTTTGAAGATTGGTATAGTGAAGCTATGGAAGCCACTCAAAATAAGCTTGCTAAAAACCCTGAAGGAATAATAGATTGGGCTGCAGCAAAGAATGGTGAAGGTCCCTTTAGAGGATTAGCATCTCAATTTAGTGTTGCTGTTGGACCAACTGGGAAAGAGAGCAAGGATTATAATCTTAAATTCTCTTTTGCAAGAACTATTAAGTATAGAGCAAAACAACCTGGTGAAACTGTAAAAGATTATAAGGGAGGTTTAAATGGATATGCTGGGCAACTAGCTGACAATGTAATTAAAGCAGCCACATCTTCTGGTATAAATATAGGTGCTAAAACAATTACTAATGCTCAAGCCCTTATATTAATTAAGCTGATAACTAAGGAGCTTGAGCTAAGTAATAGAAATCGAGCAGCTGTTAAAACTATAACTGAAGATAAAAAAGAAATGATGAAGATGGTTCGATTAGAACCTCGGAATGTAGATCTTTAACGGCATGTAACCCTTAAGGTTACTAAAAAAAATAAACCCCTAAGAGTACCATCACGGTATTCTTAGGGGTATTTTTATTTCTTAATTTACTTTACTTATCTTTTTCAATCTCTATTAGGTAATGCTCGTTACCAGTAATTATTGAAGTAATAAATAAACAAAGCCACGCGCAAAGCATAAAGGGTGATGCTATAAAGTTAGTCAGCTTTGATTTTAGAGAGTGCTTCTCGTTTCCAGTCATTGGCATATTGTTCACCGTCCTCTCCTTTGCTAGCGTAGTATTCTTTTACGCGGTTATATTCTGTTTCAATTATTAATTCATCAAGTTCTCTATCAGTCATAGTATCAGCTAATGCTTCATCCATTCCTAGTTCACTTAATGCTGTTTTATTATCAGGCTCTAGCCCTAGTCTAACAGGTAAAATACCTGCAGGTTTACGCGAAGAAGTAGTCACTGTCTTGCACCTCCTGTATCTCCAGAACTCCAAGCTCTGGTTGTGGGTAGTTAAAATTATCGGGGTTTGTTATAATCATATGTTCTATAACATTAAAGAAGTTCTCGTAGTTATACATCTCTACGAATTTATCTTTAATTATTTGAAGTAAGTCATCAACATCACATGCATGTACACTAAATGAATCGTGCACTGCAGCAAAGTCGTTATCCCATTCTTTAATTACATTAGCCATATGAGCAGCATCCATAGAGTGGACGAAGTTTGGTGAGATGCCTGACATGAATGCTCGTATCTTTGGTTTATCAGTATTTTCTTTACCGACATGTTGAATACGAATAGTATCAGTGATCTCTTCTGTTCCATCTTCTTTACGAATAATTGGTTTTACTTTACGATTGCTACAGCTAATGACAGCTTTCTCTTTAAACTCATTATCTATAAATGATTCATAGATAACAGGAAAGCCGGAAGGCGTTGTCCATTTAATTGATTTTTGATTTGTTTCTTTAGCATAGTCAGATGCAATCTCTGCTTCTGCAATCTTTTGTAGGAACTTCATAGTTTGTAAAGGACCTGAACAAACTTCATCAATAGCTTTAATTAAATGCTTAGCTAATAATTGACAGTCGGCTTCTGTAATATTATACTTTTCTAGGTAGCCTTCAACATGGCAATCGAGATACATGTTCTCAGCAATCTTTAAAGCACCTGCACTGTATGCTCGAGTCATTGAACCGCGCTTTGCTATACCCTTACGTATATGTTTCATGGGCATCTGGCGCTCACTGAACCACTCTGGTAATCTTTTAATAAGATTCTTAGCGCATTGTACATAGAAGTCTTTCTGTATCTTTTGTGGTACTACGCCTACTAGCTCGGCAGCTTGCTTATCTTTAGACATTGCAGATAAATGTTGCCAACCATTGTTACTACCATCAACAGGTAGAGGTAAGTAAGTATAGTATTCACCATCACTATTAAGTGCATTATAGATTTCTAATACGCAAGCAAGTAATGTTATAGGTTTTTCTGCTGCTAATTCAATTCGTTCTTCAGCAGCTATTTCAAGTAGCATGTCAATATTATTATCAGTCCATGCTTCTCGATCTTCAAGTGTCATTTTATCAACTGATATATCATCAAGTTCTTCATCCTCTAAGTAAGGTAAGTAGTCGGTTGATAGCCAGCTAGGTAATGCATTGCGATTATAACTTGTATTATAACAACAAGCAATATGTATTTTAAGTCTACGTAAACCTTCGTCAGTCATGAGTTTACCATTAGCAAATAACATTTGGCCTTTAGCAATATCATTACTTTGAAAGTTTAAGAATGGTGTTGAGTAATATACACGACCACGATAGTCTGCTTCTGTGTATTGGTAGAATACTTTGTCTTGTATTAACTCTGATCTAGCCATAGTTAAATCAAATTCAATTATTTTAGACTTGTATTTCTTAGGTAAGTGTTTGTATTGATTAAGTATTTTCTCTCTATTTGTTTTAAGAATATCCCTAATCTGTGTATTAATTTTCCACGGGGTTTGCTGTAGTACATTCATACTTTTAATAAAGTCGCGCTGAGAATACTGTAAAAACTCATTGCTCCTTTGGTCAGTCCAGCCTTTTATTACTGGGCGATCTGTTGGTTGCATGAGTGTAGTAATATCTTCAGGTTTATTAAATGTTGTGCCAACTAATAAGTCTTTAGACCCTTCAGGTATATCTAAGTTCCATAGTTCTGGTACAACAATATAATGTGTTCGACTTCTTTTTAAGCTACGATCTAAACTTTCCATAGGTACAAAGCTATCATCTTTATTTTTACCTATATTAATCTGGTGTGTTTGATAGAACGCTTCAATAAATAAATCACCCATCATTACACGAAGTTTAAACCATTCCCAAGGTGGTGAGTCTTCATGATAATATTTTAAGTCATCAAGAACATGCTCACCAATGCTTGCACTTAAGTGTGTTAAGTTAGCTTCACCTTGGTATGATTTGTTTCCTCGTATACTATTGCGAGTAAAGTGTTGTTGAATAGTATCCATTGAAAACACTAGGTAGCTCATTAAGTCTGCTTCACTTGATAGCTTTAGCAAACTGCAAGTAATATGCGCCTTAGCTTTTCTTATTTTCTTCGCTAAGTATTGAAGTTGAGCCTGCATATTTTATCCTATCTACTTTAATTTTAGGCATTAATAATAATGTGCCTGATTCATTTTTGTAATGCTCGGCAAAGACTACTCGTTCTATGCCGCTCTGTAGTATAAGCTTTGCGCATTCTACGCAAGGTGCTAGCGTACAGTATAGGGTTGATCCTTCAGAAGACTGAGTGCTACGTGCTAACTTACAAATAGCATTAGATTCTGCATGAATTACTTCTGATCTAGTAATACCGTTAGAATGCTTACAGTCATTAGACATGCCCGAAGGCATGCCATTATAACCCATACTAAGTATGTTACCATCTTTAACAATTACTGATCCTACTTTAGTGTCCTCATCATAACTCATTTGAGCTACATTAAAAGCTATACTTATAAATAGCTCATCTAGTTTATGTTGATTTGGCATTTTAAATACTCGTAAATGTTTCGTTTAAAGTTGAGGTTAGTCTTCCTGTTTCGGGGCTATAAGCTGCAGCTCCAGCTGTACCAGTCTGTCCAGTAAATCTTGACTTGAGGACTCTAAACTTAATGGTATTCCTTTCTGTACTGTCCTCTGATACAAGGTTTCGTGCGAACGCAATGATGTCGAACGAGATCTGTTTGATCGAGCCACTGCCTTTGATGTCGTCGATTGATGCAAGGTTACCCTCCTCGAATGATCGGCTTCCACCTGGTGCTTTCCGTAAATGGGAAATCAGGCCAAGCCATACGTTATGTTTCTTTACTATCTTAAGTAAGTCACTCATTAGTTTATCTACTGCTTCATTACCACCTAAGCCTTCTGAACCTTCAGAGACTGCAATAGTAATATGATCTAGTATAAGATACTTACAACCCATAAGAGCCATGTATTCAATCTTATCTAGCAGTGAAGTATCAGCACAAGAACCTTGATGATCTAGTAATACTAGTCGTTCATCTGTGAATACTTTTTCAAAACCTTTTCTTAGTTCAGCATCTGATAGTGATCTAATACTATCCGTAGATTTTTCTAAAGCCATCCCAATAAACTTCTCTGCTGTGTCACCAACAGATTCTTCAAGAGATATAAGGCCAACCTTATCTGCAGATTTATCAAGTAATTCAAGAGCAATTTCTTTTATCACAGTTGATTTACCGCTACCAGTACCTGAAGTAAACAAAGTAATTTCACCTTGTCTAATTCCTTTTAGCTTATCATTTAAGCCTTCAAGACAACTAGGATATGGTATACTTTCAACAGCTTGTCTAGCTTTAAACTGATCCCATATAGGTTCACCTACTACAATACCAGCTGGTGACCACGTTTGTGCATCCCAGTAAGCTTGTAGTAATTTGTATGAGCCGTGCTTTAGTAGCTCATCACTTGGATCTTTTTCAGTTAGCTTAGCTACTTTGCATCTACCAGCTCCAATAATCTTTGCAGCTTTTTCTACAGCAGCTTTACCAGCTTCATCATTATCAAAGAATAATACAACAGTTTGAAACTTACGAATAAATTCTAGTTGCTCTAGTAATACTTTAATACCTGAGGCTGAAGGTATAGAAACTACAGGATAGATCTTTTGGTATTTATCATAGAATGCTTGAGCAACAGCGCAAGCATCTAGCTCGCCTTCAGTAATTACTAAAGACTTACCACCCATTGCTGAAGCTTGTCCGAATAATTCAGTACCAGTAAAGCTACCATGAATTCTGAATTCTTTTGGTAGCTTACGTTCTTTGTATGCTGCAACTTTATTATCTTTAGTATATGGATAAAAGTGTGAGCCGCCTGAACCGTCCGGATTAATAGACATTTTAATTCCAAAGTAATCTACAACAGCTTTACTAATACCTCTACTAGTTACTGCAAAGCTATTGAGATCTGTAATTTTATCTATATCGCTTTTAAAATAATCCTCATCAACCTCATCAGGCCAAGGACTTGTGTTATCTTTATTCATTTTAGTTACTTTCTTAGTTGAATAGTTACATGAAAAACAGTGCGCACCATCTTCATAGATAGTAAATGCATCTGATGAATCGCACTTAGGACATTCAGTTTGTACATATTTAGTCATTTCCAAAGTCTTTCTTCTTTAGTTTTCCTTATTTGTTTTCGGCGCAAAGAGCTTTGCTGCTTCTTCTGCATACGCTGTACCTTCTTTGATTTTATTAGGGTCAACTCTTCCCACTCTGACGTAAAGGAACTCGGCTCCTTTACTGACGATTGTTTTGTGTAGTTCTGCATAGTACACCTTATTATCGTTAAACTCTTCAAAGATACCTTGATAAGTATCGAAGAGTGGTTTAATTACATTATCAAGATCAGCCCCTCTATTTGAGAAGCCTGCTACAATATAGAATGAAACACGATCATCCCCGAAAGGCCATTCGACCCCGAGGATTTCATCGCGTAACTCATTCTGATAATCGATGTACTGCCTCTGCTTTATCGCTTTGTTGCGGTACGTCATGTTGTTTGCCGATAGTGGCTTCACCTGAAAGGTGTGTTCTAATATCATTTAATTCTTCCCATGATGTTAGCATTCGTAAAAGTTTATATGATACCTCAAGCTGTTTTAAGTTACCACCATGACCACGCCAGGCAGCTTTAACTCTGTTCCATCTGCGTTCTTTAGGTGTATCTTTAAGAATCTTTTCAGCTTTCTTGGGGCCAATACCTTTAAGTCCTGGAATACCATCTGTATTGTCACCAGTTAAGCATTGCAGCATTAGATTATAGTGGCCAGTATCATCATCAATAAAATCCCAAGTGTCTTTACCATAGTTATAATGGTTACCTGGAATTTGTTTTAAGTCTTTATCAATACCACAAATTACGTATTGATCCTCAGCTTCACGTGCTTCATAAGCCCATATGCAAACTAAATCATCGGCTTCCATATTATCAGCGGGTATTGCACCACTTGTAATTGCATATCGATGTAAGAAGTTTAGCTTATCACGTATATCTTGATCTAGGTTAGGTCTATTAGATTTATATTTATCATATAGATCTTTACGAAAATTACCTGTGCCCTTCACTGCATAATAAGTTGTAGCTGTTTCATCTTCATCAAATGGATTACATAGCTTATCTTTAACCGTAAGCTCTAGCTTTCTACAAAAGCTGTCATACTTTTTACGCAGATCTGATTCTGAAGTTGCACCATAAGCTACCTTAAAGAATATAGAATCAGCATCTACTAATATATTAAGATTACCCATGCCATGGCCTCCAGATTACTTCAATACCGAATTCAGTATCAATTTCTTTAGGCTCATATTCAGTTCTAGGTTTATCAAGTACTGGGCTACTGTATGTTACAGTCTCTTTAATTATACGGCCTTGTCTAGTATGATAGCATTTAACCATATGATTCCAGTCACCAAGTGTATATCCATCAGGCTTCTCATGAGTAGTTACAAAGTAACCTGGGTGTTCTATTGATTTAATTGTTTCCATTAGTGTACTTCCGCATAGTTGTTTCCGATTGATCCTTCACCTGCCATTATAGTAACGCCTACATTCTTAGGGCCTTCAGCAAATGATTCTACTAGTATCTCTAAGACACGCTCAGCATCTTTATCAGCAGCTGACCATGCAACTTCGTCATGATAATACAAACGAGGTTCAGCATCTAAGCCTTCTTCTTTAATCTTTTGTAGTTGGTATGCAACAGCTGACTTAGTAGTGATAGCTTCACATGATTGCAAAAGATAGTTAAGTGTTTGATAAGGCTGCGGTGTGTAGACTTTACGACCATCTAGCGCAGGTATATAACCTTCAGTAGATCCCGAAGTCTTCTTCCATATTTCTTCAATACGATCTTTCAAACCTTTCAAACCAGGTATTGCATCACCGTATTTTTCTATGGAATCATTACCTGCTTTTACAATCTTCTTTCCAGTTAGCACTTGACCTAGCTTTGTAGGACCTGCACCAAATAGGAATGCATAGATCCAGGTCTTTGCAGTTCGTCTATCAGTACCAATAATATCTGCATTATACTGATGTATATCTCCAGAAAGTATTTGATCTGTTAGCTTTGGATCATTAACATAATGAGCAAGACTACGAAACTGATTACCACTAGAGTCCGCACCAACAATTTTACGCCCTGGTTCGGCAACGAGTAACTCTCGTAACTCTTTTCCCCACGATGCATTAACAGCCGGAAGGTTTGCAATGACTTCATGACGGCATCTGAATGTGGGTGTACCAACAATCCACAGTCTTCCGTGCAATCTTCCTTTTTGCAATTGGTTAAGCCATCCTTCAAGCACACCCTTACGAGATCTGAGTGTTGTCCATTCATTTATTAGTACTCCGTGTTCACCTACTTTTTCTAATGAAGTAGTGGTTAGTTTAGGTGATTTCTTTTCCCAACCATATACACCACGTTCCATTTTCCAATCGTCAGGTTCCCAGCCAATTGAGTATAAATATTCTTTAACTTGTTCCATATTACCGAGCGCAGCTTTAACTGTCTCTTTACGTTGAAACTCTTTACCAGCTGGTAGTATGTGTGTATCAGTTGGCTTAATAGGTTTCTTAAAGTACTCACTAAGCATCCTAGATGTTGTTGCTGTGTACTCACCTTTCTTCGTAAACTTAGGTGTCTTCGGAACTTTGTCAATATATTTTACAATAGCTGGAAGATTAGGTTCAATAATATTTTCAATGTATTTCATGCGGTTTAGTAATAAATTCAATGTCTTATTAGCTTTCTCTACATCAAATTGCCAACCGTAATATCTACAGTAAGCATCAAACTTAGCAGCTTCCATTTCACTACGTAAGCCTTCTCTAATTAAAGGTTGTGAAGCAGCTAGTATTGTTAGCTCTTCCATTAGCTTCTTAAAGATCACAGTATTAAGTTGAACGTCACGTTTACAGTAAGTCATCATCTCTTCTGAGTACTCACTAAAGTTATTAAATTCAAATTTGTGGTAGCCTAAGTGCTCACCCCAACCTGCTAAGCCATGCTTGTGTGGTCTGCGATAGTTAAGTACTTGAGATGCAATCCAGGTATCAAATATCTTTTTACCATACAAATCAATACCATAGAGCTTTAGTATTTGTAACGCATCAAAGCCAATTCCGTTGTGAGCAACAAGCAAATCTGCATTTTGTAGTACACTTAAGCCAGCTTTAAGATTGCCAGTATGATTATTATTTTCATCAGTATACTTCATAATACGTCCAGTATCAATGTCTTCACAAATTAAGCACCAGATTTTAGTAGCATCTAGTCCGTCAGTTTCAATATCAAATGTTAACCTCATTGGGTTCCTTTCCATTAGCACATGGCGGACAAGTGTAATCTTTGTTGTCTATAGCCATACGATAATATTCTTTATTACATGTTTTACAATTAGTAATTATAAATGGTTGTTCAGTTAAATGATCTAGTTCATTACGATAGGAGCTTTTTGACATCAGCATAGTATCCATTATATTTAGAGGTTTTAATATTATCTAGTAAATCCCAGTACGGAACAGCACCAAGTAAATTAATTGTTACTTTATCACCTGCTTCAAGGAGACGTTCTGGTCTTTTAGACCATTCACAAAAGAAGAAATGCTCGGTAATATCTCTTTGTCTTAATATATAAATAAGCTTTTGGCATGGAATGTTATACCATTTCTTTACAAATTTAACATCAACGTTACCATAGATAGGACATACTCCATCAACTTGCCATCGATCATCATCATCCCACTTACTTTCAGATATCATATACCATTCGTATATTTCGCATTCAATATCTAGTCTTAGCTGCAGTTCTGAACGTTTACCAGGATTATATATTTTAGCACGATCTTCTCGTTGATCTATAAAATCTTGAGTAACATTAATTTCTAATAAAGTCATTAGCTTTCCTTTCTTGGAAATAAACTTGAAATAAAACCTGTAGTGTTTGTATGATCTGGTTCAACCCATCCTTCAGGTTTAATAAGGTCAGGTAAACCAAGAGGGTTAGGACGTGTAGCTTTAACGCCAGGTTTCTTTGCCATGTTTGCTTCCATGACTTCAGCCCAAGCACCAGCGGTGTCGCAGCCGAATGCATCCAATGTTCCAATGGCGATAACACATAAATCAATAAGACCATCAACAATTTCTTTAGCATCCCCATCTTCATAGGCTTCTTTTGTTTCATTTAGTTCTTCTTGTAAAAAGTCAATTCTAAATTTCAAATATTCTTTTAGTTTGCTATAATCAGGCTCTTCTAATTGTTTATCTATCCATTCATTTACACCAAATTTAGCATGCATATCTTCAATATGATAATGCCAAGGCATATCAGGGTTCACTATATACGTCATTATTTAATCCTTTAATACATATTTAATAGGTTCTTCATGTTTATAATCTTCAATTGTAAGATCTTCTGGTACAAACGAATATAAAGTTTTCTGTGTTGTTAGTTTAAAATTCGGTGGATACCACGGTGTTTTTCGTATTTGTTTGTGTGCTTCATTAGCATGCTCTTCATAAATATGAGCATCACCAACTACCATACTAATAGACCTAGCAGTGAGGCCAGCAAGACTACTGAAACAAAGCAGCATAATAGATGCAAGGATAGCATCACTGGGAACTCCCACCATCCAGTCTCCGGATCTTTGGACCCATAACAGATCCACCACCTTACCGTCAGACCAAAACTGATAGCTATGGTGACAGCAGGGTAAATCCAAATCATCGAGTTTATTAGGACGCCATCCACTAATAACCATGCGACGGCTAGTTGGATTGTTACGCAGCAGATCCAAAACATATTCCATTTGATTAAAGCCTTCGTAATTAATCCACGCATTCCCGTAGTCAACTTTAATGTTACCCTCTTTATCAGCCCAGTTATCCCAGTAGTTACAACCAAATCTTTTAAAGTCATCAACATGTTTAGGACCCCTTATCATTGCAGAGTATTCGCCCAGTACACCCTTGTAATATGATTTTCTAGTAGTTAGTAATGGGAATGTACCGTCTGTTAAATCAAACTTTAGCTGTTGATTTGGTAAGGAATAAGTAATTCCGTTTCGACTTGCTTGTGGACTTCCATGTCTTAGGATATCACCAGCAATTTTTAAGTATCTATCTTCAAATAGCCAAGACATATTAATTCCCTTCTTCTTTTGTTAAAGATATTACAAGTGTATTAGCAAACGCATTCTCTGCCGCTACTAACTGGTCTAAGTCAAACCTAGCATCTGCTATTCTCTTTCTTAGTGCCCTTACTTGTGCATACATGTATGATTCTTTCTCATCTAAGTCAGAGACATCATATTCTTTGTCATTATATGTTATTGTTTGTTTATCTACCATTTTAAAACCATCCTAACTTTGTACCATTATGAGCAATTATAAAGAAGCAAGCAACCATATGTGTGATTACCCATATTGTTCTTATAATAGCTGAGATATCGGCTTCAGTATCATTATCAGATATTTTACTACCTATTGTTTTTGCCCATATACGCCATACTTTATTTTTCATAGTTCTTTCTTTGCACCTGAGTGTAAGCTAAGCGTTCTATTTCATGTCGTCGTACACCAATATCTTCCAGAGTACTATCAGGCAATTCATGTAGCTGACGTATTACTTTTCTAGTAGCCCGCCAATCTACAATATATCTCATAAATCTTGTCAAATAATTTTCTAATACTATTTTTTTCATTTGTATGCTCCCTCTTTCATGTTAATACCTACTAGTAGCCCGTCTNNATATAAACCTTTACTATTCTACGTCAATGACTTTCACAATAAGTGACAGTAAGCCTTGCTGTATTAATAATTCTTTTGCTTTATCACTACATTCAAACACTATAGTTGCTGAACCATCTTCGTGTTCTGTTACTTCCTGTATCTTAATCATGCCGCATTTAATCCTTTTTGTTTTCTAAGTAAGCTGCAAACATTGCACAATATACTGCCATATCTACAAGTGTATCTTCGAGAGCTTCGAAGTTTGTTTCCTGGTCACCTTCACATATATTTCTCATACGTAAGTATTTAGTATGAATCATATGGATATAAGATTTATCACCGAATGGGAAGTAATCTTCTTCTGACCAACTACCACCTTGGTAGTCTTTAGACTTACGTTCTTTAAGCGCTGCGGCTTCGTGGAGTATTTGTACAGCAGTTACTTTAGCCATTTTAGTTCCTTTCTTATTGTTATTATTATGAAAAGAGGCGTTAGCCTCTAAACATAAGCCTTCTTTAATTAAAGGTTGTGAAGCAGCTAGTATTGTTAGCTCTTTCATTTCAGCATCTAATAATTCTTTATAATGTTCGTATTTCATTTTCTGCATACTTTCGGATGTGGGTTATTAAAAATTTAAATGTCTCCTTAAAGACAATTTAACTTGGAGGTTTACTATGGGTTATGAGAACTGTGGAAAACACCCTAATTCCTTAAAGCATCTTAAGCCTTATATGGATACTGAAAAGGCTAGGGAGATGCAGGCGAAGGGTGTAGAAACTCGCAGAAGAAACAAAGAGCTAAGAGAAGCTATGAAGTTATCTGCTGCTGAGTTTAAAAAGATTAGAGACGAAATAATTACTGAGATGCCAACAGCTGTTGAGATACTTAAAGTTCAATTAATTAAAGCTATGCAAGTAGGAGATCAAGAAACTATTGAAAGATTAGCAATAGCTTTAGCTGAATATGAGCAGCCTAAGTTACAGCGGATCGATCAGACAACAAAGAATATTGATACAACTTCAATGAGCGAAGAGGAACTTGACCGCAAGATAAAGGAACTGTCGGATGTGGGTCAGTAAAAATTAGTAAAGCGACTAGAGATACATGTAGTATTTCTAGTCGCTTTTTTATTTTATAAGTAACTTTGGATTGTATAGAATACACCTAAGAATGCATAGAAGTATATAGTAATCCAAAAGAATCTTTTAGTAAATTCATTTAGAGACATAATGAACCTCGAGTTTTTGTTTAGTATATAGAGCTACTGATTCACCTTCGTTGATAAGTATATCAGTAACATATTGCATTGGAAAGTCTCTTTCGTATGTCATAACTGCTCTTATAATAGTAACAGGCTCTTCGATTGTAAGTTTAGTGTCGCTATTATACCATTTACCTTCGCCATCGTAGGATGTTGATCCGCCATAGTATATATTGAAATATTCTGTGATTGATTTGATAGCGGCGGTTAGATGTCGTGGTACATATATTTCATAAACATACATTATTAGATTTCCCATATATCGCTTAGCGCGTCTTCGATTAAGTCTTCGTGATTTTCTTCGAATAGAAGATCGAGATCATCGAGAGTTAATTCATATTTCTCAGCGACTTCAGATATACTATTAGCTATATCAATCATCGCATCTTCTCTGGCTTGTTCAGCTATAGTTAAGACTATATCCCATGCTTGGGTAGCGCCTAATTCAATTGCTTCTTGAACTTCTAAAGTTATTTGTTTTAGTTTACCCATTGTCTGGAACCTTTCCTGTTGCTTTCCATTCACTGAATTGATAAGAGCTCCATTTGCCCATGATTTCACGAGCACGATTGAAGAATTCTTCGTTAGCTGCGCGCTTTTCTTTTTCTTCTTTAGTAGCCATTGCCTTTAACTCCATCGAATATAGCTTTATTTAATTCAATTATTTTGTGCATACGAATTTCTGCGTATGTATCGTAGTCGATTATAGCGTTATCGTTTTCATTTTGTATATTAGCTATATCGGAATCAGACACGCTTAATTCAATTTTAATAATGTTATTGGCTAGATCGAATAAATATTCAACTTCAAAATCATGCTGCAGCCTTTCTAATCGATTTTTATAGATGTCTTGCAGTTTTTGTAATGATAAGCTAAGTGTGGACATTAGTGACCTGCCTTTGAATAGTTTGGACTATTGAATTTTCGGCGTGCTTGTATAGCTTCGTGTCGTTGTTGGCGATCGATTTCGCTATGAGATACTTTCATGTATTGCCATAACCATTTAGCGATTTCTTTGTCGTCTTTATGGTGTACAGTGTCTATAGCAAGCCTTATAAAGTTTAAGTTTTTACTAATGTAGTTAATCATTTCTTCGTCAAGTGTAGATAGTGTCATTTTATTTTACCTTAAGTAATAGTTGAGGGCTCGGATAATAAATAAACATGGTAATATATATCCGAGTAATGTCATTATTTCTGCTAGCATAGAACGATTAACCTTTCATATTGCAGCCGTTACTATTCTGCAATGGTTTGTAATTATATAAATAGATGATGATTATTAATTAATACTTTAGTCATTATCGTTTTCTTCTGGCATGACAATCTCTGCGTTATATAAAGTAGCAACACGCTCGGCTTCTGCTTTGGCTTTTCTGCGTGATACATTAAAAGCCTTGCCCGCTGGCATACCGCTGCCGTTTTTTTCCCACCGAACTAAATCAACATTGTATGTATCGCCTGACCAATGCCTTGTAACTCTTACTTCAAACATTATCGTTTCCTTCTGGTTTAAGTATTATATCTATAAAATTAGGATCATCGTTAGTATGAACAATATCCCAATCAGTTATTTCTCGTATTCGTGCAATGTTTTCAATAAGATAAGCATCACCGAGTAAGTTGATAACGTCTTGAAGCTCATCGCAAGGGAATGTAGCAATGCGAGCTGAGTGAGATATAGTTGGTTTAATGTCTGCAGTAGCTGCAAGTGCCATTAGAAGAAGAGCTTCTTGATCGATTAGAGGATCGATGAATGTAACTTCTTTAGTGACAAAAGCAACGGCTGTTGTTTCAGTATCTGATAGCATGTTATATCCTTTGGATGTTGGTTGATTAAAAGAGAAGCGCTCAAGCGGCGCGTAAAGAGCAGGAGAATACTCTGGGCAGCCAGCTGAGCGCTAATAGAAATAAGGTAAGCAGTTTATCTTCATGCTTAGGAAGTATATTGAGAAGGCGGCGTTAGCCGTCATTAGATTTGTTAGTGATAACTACAGTTGGCTCTGAATCTTTAGATAAGATATCAACAGTTGTGTCGTGTACACCACCGATTAAACCGAATACTATTAGAGTTGGAAATAAAAAAGCGAACATTGTGTCCTCCGTTTGGATGTGGGTTGAGTGTAAAGAACGGGACCGAGAGAGTTTACTCTCAGTCCCGAGGATGCTAGAATGGATCTGCAGTTGCTAAAGTACCCGCAGGTGCTTCTTCTTTTGCTTGTGCAGCAGGTTCTACTGAAACAATAGGTTCGAACATGGCAGAGCCAGTGTATTCTTCGAAGTTTGTAACTTGTACAGCAGTTAGTGAGTTTGCGATACCTTCACGACCTGCAACGCTATAGGCCATTTGGTATACGATTACGTTACCGCGTGAGCCATTGCCAAGAGTTGAAGCATCTATTGGTTGTGCTGCTGCATCTACTACGCGTGGTGCGCCGTTATCTGAACCGTCAGCTTTAGCAGCTTTGCGTTTGACAGATACAATAAATTTACCTGTTGGTTGTTTAGTATCTTTGTTTATTTCAGATTTAACGTTTAGATGATTAGCACGCCACTCGTCAGCTTTAGTAGCATCAGTAGTAGCAATTTGCATTTCGTATTGAAATTGACCGGTTTTCCATGGGTCAACAGGTGTTGTAAGTTTAGCATAGTTGATTTCAACGTCGTCAATACGATAATTACGTGG